CCCCACTCGTTACCACCCCTCCCGCCACAATCACGCCTGTAGCGCCTGTGTCGGCTCCTGTGACCGTGTCTCCACCATTGAAGGAACCTGTGATTGTTACATCTAAAAGTATGTATGTGGCCGCTGATGGGGCAGTCTGGCCGTCAAACCGCTCATATCCCTCAATATCAACATAGCCGCCGTCTAGGCCTATCTCGAAATTAGAGGCACTCTGCAGTGACCCAGGCTTGGCCTTCCATTTCGGAGTAACCTCATCAACACCTTTCTCAAAATCAAGGTAATCTCTTCGGACGGCAGGCAGTGGGGGGAGTCTGGATAATGCATTCATGCCATCGGGCCTCTGACCCGCATAGGCTGAAGCTGATCTCCCTCTAGCTGACATGGACCCTTCTACCCTGGCTCTGTTCAATGTCGCTTGATCTGACTCGAAATAGGCGTACTTCTCTAAGGCCTTGCAGACAATGAGCTGATGGTACTGGACCGGTAAGACCGGAGTATCACCATTCGCCGCTAATACCTGCGCCCCGCCCTGGAACAGACCTGTGATCGTATACACAGCATCCGGCGCTGGGCCGATCACTAGATTGTTCTGAGGGTCCACCGAGACATGAGAGGGATAGCCGTCAGACTGAGTACCGATCTCGTAGATGTTCCGGAACCATTCCCATGGCACATAGATCATCCAGTTCTCTGTACCAACACCGCCTGATGTCAGATATATCTTGGGAGGATCTATGCGGTCATTGACATCCCAGCTGTTGAAGGTCGTGAGAGCAGATCCAGCACCTTCGTTGCCACCAGTAATATCAGTGACAGCCGCATCATCCCAGGCGTACCTGTAGGTAGATGCGACAGTGGCTATCTCAAACTCGTTCCTTAACCAGCGCCAAGCGTAGCCGTGCCTATTCTGGATCTCGACATAAGCATTCGTTATCCATGTCACCATCCGCTGTAATTCGCCGGACTGACCGGTTACCGCCGTAGGGACTGTGCCCCCGCCAGGGAGATCCGCCTCCAGACATAAGGCCTGACATAGTTCCAAATAAGTCATGCATCTCCTTTACTTAGGACGGCGCTGCAAGACACTCGGCCAGCCACGCCTTCCCTCTGGGGTTCCGGTCCTCGACTACCTCAAACGGATAGCGCAGGCCCCTGTGAGCAACATAGCGCACAGATCTGGCCCCATCTCCGTCAGTGAACGGCTGGTTCTCATAATGAACCGGCTTCGCCCGAGTCAGCGCCTCAACGAAATATCTCGCCACTGTCTTGAGCTGGCCACGGATAAAGGTCTCTTTCTGACCATTGACCGAGACAATAAAGGCCCGATCAGCCTGCTTCTCAGCAGTGTCATGGACCCTGATAACCACCGGCTCGTGATTGAACTCCTCCAGCTTCGCCTTGTCAGCAAATGCCTGGGAGTCAATGTCCGGCAAGTTTTCAGTAATCAGCTCCGGAGTATCCTCAGTACCACCGATTGTCATCAGGGTTGTCTGATTCGGAACCTCGGCCTCTGTCGTCTTCGTCATGACAGCTGGCCGATCCTTTGCATCCATACCCGTTAACTTCTCGAGAATCGCGGCCATGTTGGCATCGGTCTTCTCGATATGGTCATTGAGCGTTTTGTTAAGCTCGAAAGTCGTTGGACTCTTAGACTTAGTCATCTTCTACCTTCCTCTCCTTCGTTTAAAAAAACCCCCGAAGGGGCTAATGGCTACGCATTACTTGACGGACGCGCCCCTGAGAACCTGATGTAGTCAGTGGTCACAACCGTAGCAATATCAGCATCATCGCCGCTATCGCCCCAGACATAAGGGATCAGCAATGAGGTCGTTGCAACCGCAGTCAGCCGCGTCAGTCTCAATACGCCGTTGATGTAGAACCTAGCATCACCATTCGCATCAACCTCAATCCGCAATATGTCATAGGTGTCTGCTGTCGGCCCAACAACCAGTGTTTCCTCTGCGGCGGAATTGCCCACAGTGCCAGCATTCGTGGATACCGCCTGAAACAACGTAGTCGCTGTCGCGTCAGTGGAGAACATAATGGCGATACCGTTAGCGACCCCTGCGTCATCAGTAACCGTACCAGAGTTCACCTTATAGTTGGCAACCTCTGTGGAGTTTGGTAACACATCACCAAGGCCAAAGCCCCAGCTAGTACCAGTGATCTGGTCAAACGACACACGATATTCAACAATCGTCTTGCCGAGACTGACCAGTGAACCTTTCGCCAGCAGGATAAGGCCCAGCACAGACTTGTCATCTGCGCCACCAGTTCCGCCAGATCCCATGTTGATCGCACCTTCTGGTGCGGTGATCGTCACGCCGACTGTCGCGTCGCCATCCGATCCCTCAAACACGATCCAGTTGTTCGTGGTGTCAATAGCAGCATCAAGGAAGTCATCGAAGACCTCGAAGCGGGTCTCCTGTCTGGTCTCCCTCTGGTCTGACTCCAGGGTCGTTAAGGCGATGGTTGACTCTGTCCCATCAGCGTTGTCTGTCTTGATCGCTGAGTTCTTACCCAGACGAAGCGTATTAGCAATCTTTAAGTTCCGTACCTTTTCCCATAATCTCATTGTTAGTTTCCTGTGTTAGTGCGAGATTCTTGGAAGAGGGAACCGAAGCCCCCTCAACTCAAGGGTTCTTCTTGCTTACGATTCCTGCGGACGTAATGGCAGGGTGGAAATATCCACCATAGTCTCGTAAGTACTCCATGTCGTGGACCCGAAATCGAAGTCCGATCCGGAGTTGTTCTTGATGATGATATAGCCCCAGGGCAGATATGTCTCAAGGTCAACCCATGGGAACGATGGAGCGATCTTATACTCACAACAAAGACACAGCCCTTGTCATCACCAATAGTGGTGAAGGTATCGCCATTGTAGTCAGTCGTGCCTGGGGCAGTGTTGGTCTGAACGGCATACGCCGTAGCCATCTTGCCAGCAATAGCGCCTGCTACTGCTACAGTCGTGGTGATCGTGGAAGTCGTTCCGGCGGTAAGGCCAGCTTTTGAGAAGCACATTGTGGCTCCTCTTATATCGTTTGCTTGCGGCATAAATTTCTCCTGTTTAGAGTTAGGCCGTAGTCACCCTGTTTGGGCAGCTTTCACCCAAAAGCCCCGCACTGGGCGAGGCTTAGGGTCACTCTAAGTCGTTGATTAAAGAGAAGTGACTCCACACTCTGCTACAGCCATCCATCCATCGTTCTGGATAAATGGAGCGCACCAGAAGATCGCGCCGACATAGCCGCGCTGACCGTGTGGGTCATTCTTATCTTTGGTGGTGTGTGGGATGTGAGTCACATTGAAGGAGTTGAGGCCCCGTAGAGCAACGTCTCCCCAGGCATCTTCAGCCACCACGATCATCGGGTATACGTCGATGCTCGTTCCAGTGGTAGACAGAAGTCCGGTAGAGCCTACAGCCGCTCCGGAGTCTGCGATCTCTGACAATTCAGGAGATATGATGAACCTGTATCGATCACAGGCCCCAAGCTCCATCTCGTGCATTACCTTGCGAGTACCATACGAAGCGCACTCAATGAACCCTGGCAACTCACGAATGTCATTCTCACAGTCAGTGTGACAGAACACCAAGAACCCTGCTTCTACAGAGGCGGTGTTGTAGTTTGGTGACGGCGTGAGGATCTGGGTGATCAGATCTGCCCTGTTGCTCAATAGGCTTCGGGAGATCTTTCTCAGCAAGCCAAGAGATACTGTCTCATCAACCGTGCCCCTGGTAGTGCCGCCAGCGTAGAACAGATTCGTTCCACCCTTCAGCGTACCATACCGGATCTTCTCACGGACTAAGCCCATTCTCTGGCCAGTCTGCTTCTTCATAGCCGCCGGAACATCGTCCTCGTACAGGTCTGCGGTCTTATCCGTATACATGTACAGGCAGCTGTACTGATTCAGAGTGACCGTGATGTCCTGGGGAGTGATCGTATCGGCATCAGGTGTTACGCCCTCTGATGTCAGATGCGCGTTCTCATCTACTACCCAGGCGTTGATGGTGGCCGCGCTAGTAGTAGCGCCTCCATACGGAAGCCAGCGTCTGAAGACTACCGTCTCCGACTGGTTCTTGCCCATCTTGTGTTGTGTACCGGTGATTCCCAGTACTTCTCGGGGGATTGCATGCTTGAGGATTGCGCCCTTTAGCTTGCCTACCCGTTCTGCTGTTGTGTCGTAATTCTGTGTCGTCATGACATTTCCTCGTTATAAAGATAAATACACCTCCCTTGTGGGGGTGCAGCTCGTTCCTCTTCTTTATAACGAAGGCACTTATGTCATTCGTTCCGATCTGTCGGGGCGTTTACACGCGCCGTAACATTCTAGCCTTCCTTATAGCCTTGCTTGAATGCATCTTCCTCTGACTTAGTTGCAGGCCGTCTGTCATTGCCGCCACCACTCGTGATGGGAACTACAGAACCTTCCAACCTATCCTTAGCCAGTCTCGCCTTTTCTTTCCGCTTCTCAGCTTTCTCTTGCGCTGCCGTCCGATCAGCCTCGAACTTATCTAGCATGGCGATAGCATCCCGCGCTTTAGGGCTATCTGCCAGCGCCTGCATATCAGGCGATTGTATCGCACTCCACTTGCGGAAGGCCGATGTCTTTACCGTATCTTCCCAACCATCGTGCTTTAGATCCAATACAGCCATCTGTCTACCCTGCTCGGTGAGATCAGCCATCTCTCCTTTCAGGCCAGCAACCTGCTGCTGTAATTTGTCAACATTGGGCATCTTAGCCAATATTGCGTTGCCTTGCATCCCTAACTGTTCCTGAAGGACATCTGCCCACTCTGGGAACTCTTCCTTAAACTCGTCAAACTTCTCGCCACCAGTCGCTGCTTCCATCACCTGTGCAGACGATGGTTGCCCCGATTCAGCCTTCGGGCTGGAGTCTAGCTTCTTGATCAGCTGGTTGAGCTTGCCGTTGATATCGCCGTACTGGCCCTCAAGGGTTCTGATACGTTGCCCTGATTGATCCACTGCCTGGGGTTCATCGGACTTATCGTCGGCCTCACCCGCTGCAGCTTCGCCATCTTCCGCGAATACCTTGTCTAACTCATCTAGCTCTTCTTCCTGGCCAGACTCTTCAATTAAGATTGTCGGCCTTGTTTCGTCTGCTGATGCTTCCTCATGTCCCTCAAGGAATGCCGCTTCTTCAGCCTCGGCATTTGCAGCAACTTGTTCTTCCCGCTCTTCCGGCATGTTACCTCTTCTAAATGTATTCAACCCTAGTCAGTGTAGACTCAGGAATAACCAATGGTTCCTCATTGGCCTTCCTTAAAAACCGCTTCCATTCGTTGATCGCCCCGACTCGCTGGGCGTTCTCTATATCCGTTAATTTCGGATTATCGCCCTGAACACGCAGTTTGGCAACACGTTCTTCCGCGTAGCCGGTAATTTTCTTGTATGTCGCTGATCGATATTCTTCATCATCCAGCTCCAGTATGCTCGAACTGAGCAGCTCATCATCTAACTTTTCGGTCTTCAATGGCGTGTTATCTCCGCTCTGTAGTGGAAATCGTCCCCAGGTGGCTGCGCTGTTTCGCCTGTCGTGATGCGGCCCATCGTCTCTGGATCGTCCTTGAGCATGTCTGGGACATCATCTGGGTGTACTAGACTCCAGTCTTTAGCCTCGGCCTGCGGATCTAGTGATCTGTAGACCACCATCATGTCCATCCTCACTCTTGCTTTCCTCTCCATCATTCTACAAATGCCTGTCCTGGGGCTGCTCGGCCCATAGGCTCTACAGCTGGTGTGGTTACTTGCGGGGACTGGCCTGCAAGCTGTTTCTGGGTCGTGAGCTTCATCACCATCTCAGTGAGTGATGCCTTGATCTTCTGCAAGACCTCCGCCTCATGGCCCTCGCGATCAAGCTCACCCAACTCAGCGTCAACCTGCTTCATGATGGAATTGAACTCAATCTCTTTATTGGCCAGCTCAAGCTCTTGTGCCAGCTTGGCCTGGGCCAGTTCAGCCCTAAGCTGCTCTTTGCCCATCTCGCCTTCAGCCTTGATCTGCGCGACTTCAACAGACGAATCAGGTGCAGGCTGGGACATCTGCTCGACAACCTTCTTCCATTCCTCGTCATCGTACTGGAATCGGGCTGGGTCAAACTTCTGGCCCTTGAGGTGTTCCTCCATCCACTTGTGTGGATCTAGGCCAAATTTCGGCTCGAGAACCAACTCGCCCATGCTCTGGATGAATTGATTATCAGCATCTCTCTGCAGCAATCCGGCAGATCCGTGGGCCTTGATCTCGAAATCACCCTTCATCTCGTCTTCACCGTACATGAGTAGGAACTCGTAGTACCGGCGGATGTGGGGTTCTGTGATCATGTCATCGAACAATCGAGCTATACGGCGCATCACTGTTGATGCGTTATTGTGCAATAGCTGCATGCCGCCAACCGTCTCTGGGGCCGATCCCTGCTGGCCTTGCAGGATTAAAGGCATACCGGTTACGTCTTCCGCCATCTTCAGGGCGATATCCATAATCAGCTTCAAATCATCGGTCATCATGTCCATCTGGACAAAGCGGAACGCCTTATCCACATCATTGAGATCCGCGTCTTCTCCAGCCTGCCAGCCCTTTCTCGGGGCAATCTCCAGTCTGCCGTCAATCGGTGTGACCAATCCCTGGAGAAAGATCCACATAGGCCCAGCAGCCATACCGGCGTTGTCCATCATATTCCTGGCAGCACCGTTCACTACCCTCTGTGGGTTGCGGATCTGCCGTGATACCCCTATTCCCCATGGTCTTCCGGCCATTCTCTGCCATACCATGAAGTCGTAAGGGATCTCTCCAGAGTCGAGCGGGTTCTTGATAGCCCTGATGACCCTGTTATTGACCATTGTTATTGCTACATCGACGTAGGACAGCGCATCTTCTGGCGTATCCATGCCGATCCCAGTCATATCCTCTTTTGAAAGTCTGCCGTAGTAGTGCCAGATCTCGAACAGATCCATCTTCTGCTGCTCGTCCAGGCCGACCTTGTTATCTCTACCGCTGCCAGCGTCCTCGAACTTCTGGATAGCCCTGTGTGGGCCTTCAAGGATAGCCTCGCCAACCTCTTTCTCGTTGTAATCCTCGCCTTTGGCCATCTCCTGGAGCAGCTTCTCGCCAATAAAGTCTCGCTCAAAGAAGTCGCTGCCCTTGTGGATGTTCTCCCCACAGCCGCTATCTGGGTAGCAGTTCCATGGATCGACCCTGATCGATACCGGCACGGTCTCTACATTGACTTGAAGCTCACCGTCTACATAGGCAATACTTCTCTTCCTCTGCGGGACTGGGCCTTTCAATACTCCAGTGCCGAGCTTGGCCGCATCATGGATGACTAAACGCATCTCGGTAATGTACTGACATTCGACATGCCAGTCCGCTATCTGCTTCTCGGCCATCTTGGCCTTATCCCGAGCTTCCTGCATCTCGGCAGCAACCTGATCTACCAGCTCTGTTCTGGTCTTCAAAGCCGCTGTAGTGGCCCCTTCCATGTCCATATCGCCGTCATCTACTTGCTGCTGGAAGCTGCTATCGATCTGACTGTTAACCTTCTGGGGGATCTTGCCTTCTGCTATCTGGGCCAGTTCTGGGATGGGAGTAGGGTCTAGGGTCCAGCTTCTGTCCGCTGTCGGCAAAAGCATGTCCCCAACCCTGGCATCTGATGCGTCTACATAGGGACGAGTGATGTTGAAGAAGATGTCTGATCCATGGGTCTCTCCGGATCTTACGTCAGCGCGGCCCCAGGGCTTTGTTTCGGTAGTGTCGGCGCGGCTGGTATAGTCAATACCTTCGTAGTGATCGTCGTCCTCTCGCCAGATATTCTCCATCCCAGACTCTTCTCTGTGCTGGATGGCCTTGGATCGCTTCTCGGCCAGCACTAGCCCGATCTTGTCTAGGTTCTTCTTGAGATCCTCTTCCGAAAGTTCCTTCTCAGAATAGTTCTCCTGATAGTGAAGGTCGTCGTCTTCCCGCGTGGCCAGTGGTAAGTCTGTCATTCGTCTGACCTCTTCATAATAGTTTTGTCGTCGTCCGGAGATCCTCCTGCCGCCAATCTAGCCTTACGCAGCTCTACATCCGCCCGTTGTCTCTCTGATTCGGCCTGCTGAATCCGGTCCTTGTGCTTGATGTTGGTATAAGACGCGAACATTAACATCACTCCTCCCAGCACACCGAAGAGATAGTGCAGGTTTGCAGGGACAACAAAGCCCCACATCTCGGCTCCCACCGCCCCAGATAACAGGACGATGCCGATAATGAACTCCAGCTTCGCAGCCGGAGGTATATCATCGAGCAGTAGGAGGAGAGCCTTAATCATTGTCAGGCAACGCCGGTTCTGGAGCGCCAACAGTGTTAGCAATGGATTTCAGGGTCAACTTGATGTACTTGTTGTCCTGCTTAATTAACTCGATCTCTGTCTCATGGTGCTGCTGAATCCTCTGCATCTCCATTATAGTGGCCCTGTCTGCCTTCGCGTGTTCCTCTACCTGATTTCTAGCGTCTTTCGCGGCCTCTGCCTGGATATAGACCCCAACCAGCATGACAAAGAACCCCAGCAGCATGGGCGCTAACCACTTCGGAATCTTGATCTCTTCTCCGTTTGGCACAACATCTCTCCTTCAGCGCTTAGTTCTGTTCGATGGTTAGCGTAATCGTGTAAATCTCACTCGCCACTGGGATGTAAGCATT